GCTTTGGGTATCACAACCACAAACGCTGGGTCACCATCCAGTCTGTTTGGTGCTTTGACAACTGCACAAATCTCTGCATTGTCAACAGCAGTTTTAGGCACAGCTTATGTGGACTCTAGTTCAACTAGCTTGGCTTATAACAACCAAACTTTATATGTTGATGTAACAGTTGCCTCTGGTGCTACTGGTACAGGTGATGTNTATGTTTATGGTTATGACTTTAGCTAAAAAGGCTAAATAAATTGAAAGGGCTACTCCCAAAAGGGGTAGCTTTTTCTTTTTTAAACAGTACAATTTAATAATCTTAAAGGAAAAATCATGCCCTCAACCACAATATTGCGTGGAAATGTAAATGCATATTTCTTAGCAAATCCCTCACTAACTCCATCAGCAGTGACTGGAACTTCAGCATCACAAACTTTCACAGTTCCTGGTCTTTTGACCACTGATGTTACCAATGTTTCATACAATGGTGGTGCTCAGACAGCAGGCATTGCAATTGCAAATGACTATGTTTCTGCCACTAATACTTTAACAATTCAATTTGTGAACACATCTGGGTCTTCAGCCACTCCAGCATCAGGTTCATATCTGATTGAGGTGTTAAGGAGTGACGGCCCTATTCCTGTTAATGCAGTCTAATCATGGCAAACACAAGTGTTTACAGACCCATAGGTCAAACCTATGCTGTGGCAGTAACAACAACTGCAAGTAGTTCTTTGAGCATTGTGCCTGTNGGCAATGACCAAATTAATTACTGTGCATTTTTGAATACTGGCTCTACACCAATTGCTATTTCAATTGCTCCTTTAAACCCTACAAGCATCACTCCAACTTCAGCAGTATTGCCCACAGCAGGAAACACTAGCACATCATTTGTGCTTGGTATTTCCATGTCTCAGCCTACTGTGATTGCAGTGCCTGCTAATGGATTTAACCTAAGTGCAGTTGGAACAGCAAATACTCTATATGTAATGCCTGTGGCAGATCAATCATGACAAATCAAGTAGCAAACACTTCAACTGTTAACTCTGTTGCAGTTATGACTTATGATGGCTTACCTACAATTTCCTCTGGATTTGGTGGCTCTGGTGCTCAAGTTCTGGGCAACCAAGTTGGCATTTTTAGGGTGATTTTTGGTGGCACTGCAGGCAACACAGGGACTTTTGTATTCCCTTTTTCTGCTCCAAATGGTTGGCTAGTTCAAGGCTATGATATTACTAATGGAACTACATTGTTTTTGCAACAAACTGCATATACAACAACTACAGCAACAATGAATAGTTATTCAATAACTACGGGTTTAGCTGCGAATATGTCTGCTGGTGATACCTTAGTCTTTACTGCTGAACCATTCTGATGACAAACCAAACAGCAAAAACCATAACCACAAATATTGTCCCAGTTCAGGGGATATTTGATGCAAATGGGGTTTGTGTTGGCTTGGTCGGACCAGGGGGGGAGTTCTTTTCTCCTCCCCTATCCTCTGATGTTATAAGTAATGCAACAATTACAAATAGCACCATTGATGGTACACCAATAGGTGCAACAACTGCATCAACTGGTGTTTTTACCACTTTAACTTCAAACAATGCTCAGATAACAGGTGGTTCAATATCTGGTGTTAGTATCTCAATTAACTCCCTTAATAACACTCCTATTGGTAATGTAACTCCATCTACAGGAGCATTTACTACTTTAAGTTCTACAAATTTAACTGTTACAAACACAATTACAGGCTCTATTTCTGGTAATTCTGCTACAGCAACATTAGCAACTACTGCTACAACTGCTACAACTGCCACAACTGCTACAACAGCTACAACAGCAACCAATTTGTCAGGTGGAACAATTGGGCAGTTTCCTTACCAAACTGGATCAGGAGCAACTTCTTTTGTAGGTGGAACAGGAGTTTTAGTGGGTGGTTCTAGTCCCTCATTTACTACTACCCCAACAATCACAGGCACAAATATTTCTGGAACAGCCTCTGCTTTAAATATTGGTGGAAACTCTGCCACAGCTACTTTAGCCACAACAGCCACTAATTTGTCTGGGACAACTCAATATTCATTACCCTATCAGTCAGCATCAGCTACTACAGGTTATTTGTCTCCAGGCACTGCTAATAGTGTTTTAATCACCAATGGAGTTGGATCAGCTCCTAGTTGGGCTACTCAAGCATCTTTAAGTGTAGGCTCTGCTACTAATATTGTTGGAGGCACAGCAGGAGCTATTGCCTACCAAAGTGGCTCAGGAGCTACTAGCTTTTTAAGTTTAGGTACTTCAGGATATGTTTTAACTTCAGGAGCATCAGCCCCAAGCTACACAGCTCAGTCTAGTCTGGCAGTTGGAACTGCTACTAATTTGGCTGGAGGAGTGGCAAGCAATATTCCTTACCAAACTGGAACTGGGGCTACTGCTTTTTTGGCAAATGGCACAACTGGACAAGTTTTGACCAGTAATGGAGCAAGTGCTCCTAGTTGGACAACACCAACTGCTTATGCCACAGTGACTGATGACACAACCACTACAGGCACTAGGTACTTGCTTTTTGCTAATCAGACAAGTGGAAATTTGACAACTGAATACACCAGTTCAACCAAATTAACCTATTATCCTAATACTGGATGTATTACAAATGGACTTAATGGAGGTACTTTCTAATGGAAATTACTTGGAAAATATTAGAAATTTCTGCTAAAAATGGGCTAATTACCCATGCTAAATACTTTGTAACTGCCTCTGAGGATGATAAAAAGGTAGAAACTGAAGGTAATTGGTGGTTTCAAAATCCTGAGATTAAAGTGCCTTTTGACCAAGTAACAGAACAATTAGTGGCTCAATGGATTGAATCTGAAACCTATAAAGATGGTCAAAATTTAATTACCACAAGACTTGAAGAACAGTTAAAATCCTTGGAAAAGCAAGCTGTAATTCCTCCTTGGATGCCTCAAGTTTTTAAACCTGATTTATAAAAATGGCTCAGACTAATTACACTCCAATAATACTATATAACAGTGGGACAACCACTAATGCACCATCTGCTAGTAATTTGGCAAGTGGTGAGTTAGCTATTAACTATACAGATGGAAAGCTATTTTATAAAGATAATAGTTCTGCAATTCAAGTTATTGCGTGGAAAACAACCCCTACAACTGCAGGAGGTACTGGGTTAACTAGCTACACAGCAGGTGATTTACCTTATTATGCCTCTGGTTCAGCTCTATCAAAACTAGCAATTGGTACTGCTAACTATGTTTTAACTTCTAGTGGTACTGCCCCACAGTATGTGGCTCAATCTACTTTATCAGTTGGAACAGCTACAAACGCAACAAATACTGCAATAACAGATAACACAAGTTCAAGTGCAACTTGGTATCCAACTATTGTTTCAAACACTACTGGGAATTTACCTCAAAACACATCAAGCACTCAACTAAGTTTTGTTCCAAGTACAGGAGTATTAACTGCTACTTCTTTCAATGGAAATTTAGATGGTTCTAAAATAACTGGATCAAGAAGTATTAGTAATTCAGTTTTGCCTGCTGGTACTATTTTACAAGTTGCTTCATCAACTATTACATCTCAAGTAACAACAACTAGCTCATCTCTTACATCTACTTCCCACACAGTAAGTATTACTCCAAAATCTGCAACTAGCAAAATATTTGTTATTGCTACAGGATCAGGTGGCACTAGTTTAGGTAGTTCATCAGCTTTTTATACTGTACTTAGAAATGGAACAACTAATTTATCAACTGGTACTGCAATAGGGGTAGCTGGTGATATATATACACCAGGAGCAACAGCTAGTGTTGGTGGTATTGCAATGTCATTTTATGATAGCCCTGCTACAACTTCATCAACAACTTATACAGTTTATTTTGGTAACTCTACTAGTGGAGTTACGACTTCTTGGGGTTCTGCCGCTGGAGCACCATCATCAAGTTCTGCAACAATTACAGTAATGGAGATTGCACAATGATACCAACCATACATGATGCTGTAAGGTCTATTTATTCAAATGCAATTACTATTATTGGCAATGATGTAAATTCATTATTAGTATATGATCAAAATAATGATTTAATAAGTATAGCTCCTGAAAATGTAACGACTGAATTAGCTAATTTACAAAATGCTTATGAATTATTACAAGTAAAAACAAAAGCACAAAATTTACTATCTAATACTGATTGGGTAGAAATGCCAAGTGTGACTAATACTACAAATAATCCACATTTGATAAATGCAAATGATTTTTTGGTTTATCGTTTAGCTTTAAGAGTTATTGCAATTAATCCAATTTTAAATCCAACATGGCCGACATTGCCAAATGAATTTTGGTCAACAGGAACATAAAAAATGACTACTTTAATTCCACAATTTCAACAGCAAATTTCAAATGCTCAAAATAAATTTATTAGTTATAAGCTAAAAGAAACTGTTAGTGTTTGGGATTTCATGACATCTTCACAGATAGATTCAATTACATCTGGTGGTAGTACAGATGTTACAACTGCTGTACAAAATGCAATAAACACCAATTTAAATGTTTTTTTTCCTGCTGGTACTTATTACATTTCCTCTGCAATAGCTATTACAACATCTGGTCAAAGAATTTATGGGCAAAGCAGAGATACAACTATTATTAACCAAACTTCTGCAAGTGCTAATGGTTTTACCATAACTGGCTCAACTGCATTGTTTGTAGAAAAAATGAAATTTAGTTGCAATGCAACAAGTACAGTTAATGGTATTTTATTGACTGGTGGTAATGAAACTTATTTTACTGATTTATTTATTCAAAATTTTAAATTTGGATTTGTTGGTACTAATACAAATCAATGTTATTTAGAAAGAGTTTCAGCAGTAAATAATACATTGGATGGGGTACTTTTTCAAAGTTCTGGGACAGGTTCTGCGGCTTGCATAGACACAACTATAACTAATTGCTATTTTGCTGGTAGTGGTAGTGGAGGTAATGGCAACAATTTGGCTTTCCAAGGTAATTGCTCTGGAATATATGTAAGCAAAATATCAAATACATTATCAGCAAATACTGGTGTAGTATTTATAAGTAATGCAGATGGAGTACCTAATTATGGCTTTTTTAGTCAAATTATTACTGATTCATGTGCTGTTAATGGATATAACATTCTTGCTGGAACTGGTCTTAAATTTGTAGATTGTTGGGCAAGTAATCGTGGAACAGGATATAACTTTTTTATAAGCAGTTCAGCAGATGCTATTCAAATTATTGGTGGTGAATATTTTAATTGCTATGGTAATGGAATAGATGTAAGAGGAACTAGAGTAAATATTGTTGGTTCTCATATATATAACACAAGCACAAATTCATCTAATACTTATGATGGAATTAATATTAATGGTGCTAATGAAGTGCTTGTATCAGGGGTTAGGGTTTCAAATACCTCTACATCTGTGCGTTATGGAGTGAGTGTTACCAATAGTTCTTCAAATGTTCAAATAACAGGTTGTGATTTAGGTGGTTATGCTACTGCTACTTCTTATGCACAATGTCAATCGGGGCCGTTTTACTGGGACAATAGTGGTGGAAATGTTAACTATCTTGAATTAAAAAATGGTAACTCTTCCTCAATTGCAAATGGTGCAACTGTTAGTTTGATCACTTTACCAGCAATACCAGCAACATATTTGTTTTTTGCTAATCAATATGGACAAGCCGCAGGTGTTATCAGAGCAATGGGTTTGGCAGTTGTTGGAACATCTTATGTAAGTGTGGTAAATATTGTTTCTAATGAAGCTACATTTAGTTCAAGTGGTACAGATTTAAATGTTCTTTTGACAAATAGTGCTGGAGGTGCAACTGTGTTTCAATGGAATTACATAAGAATTTAAAATTTAGGAGTATTTATGTCTGTTAATCTTTCACCTTTGGGTGGTGCTGGTTGGCAATTTTTTGACAACAATGGAGTTCCTTTAACTGGTGGACTGTTATATACATATTTGGCAGGCTCAACAACTGCAACTGCTACTTATACAAGTGCAAGTGGTTCAATAGCTAATGCAAATCCAATTGTTTTAGATTCATCTGGTAGACCTACAAATGAAATTTGGTTAACTGGTGGAATATCTTATAAATTTGTTTTGCAAACTGCAACAGGCACACAGATATGGTCAATGGACAATTTATCTGGATTGCCTAGTGCTGGAGTTGAATCTAATGTAACTGCAACTGCAGGTCAAACTGTATTTACTGGGCTTTCATACACAACTGGAAACAATAGCATGAAAGTATTTGTAAATGGAAGTAAACAAATATTAGGCTCAAGTAGTCCAGGTTCTTATGTAGAAACTAATTCAACTACTATAACTTTTAATTCTCCAGGATTAAATGCTGGTGATTATGTGGAGTTTTTACAATGACAACACCAATTGACATTATTAGTAGAGCATTAAAAGATATTGGAGCTTTAGAGGCTGGTGAAGTTCCAACTGCTGAGGCATCCCAAGATGCTTTTGATATGTTGCAAGATATGTTAGACCAGTGGTCTAATGAAGACATGATGGTGTTTTACAAGAATGAAATCATATTCCCTGTTGTTTCTGGGCAGACTCAGTACACCATCGGCCCAGGTGGGCAGATTGGTGCTATCTTCACTGGAAGCATTACTGGTAATGTTCTCACTATTACTTCTATCCAGTCTGGTGGTATTTCTCTTGGTCAAACTCTTAGTGGAACTAGCATTACATCAGGGACAACAATTGTTCAAATGCTCACAGGGGCAGGGAATAATGTAAATGAGGCAGGCACTTATTTGTTAAATAAGACTTATT